GGCTAAAGTTGTGCCATCGCTTCGCCGCCAAGCTTGTCGATGGCACTACAGATTGGCAATTTAAATTTTAATAGTATGCCCCGTGGGTTCGCCTTCGGGGTTTTTTATTTGCATAAATAATTAGCCGGGCTATTGACATTGTTCTTTTTTGGTTGTATATTTAAACTGTCGTAACAGGTAGAGACGACATTCTACCTCCGAACAGCCGGTAGCTGACGCAGTTTCGGGTTCTGATTAAAGCCTGTGTTTTCGCTGGGGTAAGCGATATTCGCCCGTAGACAAATTTTATTTTTGCATTGGAAATTAGGAGAGCTAATTATGGCGTCTTATGATATTCCTACCGGTACGAATTTCGCGGCACTACAGCCAGAACAACGTACTGCGTGGGCACTTGAACTTTGGAAAGAAGTTCGTAACAAATCTTTTGTGACCAAATTTTTGGGCACTGGTTCTAACTCAATGATTCAGCGTATTACTGAGCTGAATGCTAGCCACAAAGGCGGCAACAAAGCCATTATGACTTTGCTAGCTAACGCTGATTACACTGGTGTAGCAGGTGATAATGTTCTACAAGGTAAAGAAGACACTATGACTTCTTACCATGAAGATATTCGCTTTGATCAGTTCCGTTTAGCGCATGCTAACCACGGGCGTATGGCAGACCAGAAGTCTATCATCAACTTCCGTACCGAAGCCAAAGACCAGTTATCTTATGGTATGGCTAACTTAATCGACGAGTTGTCTTTCTTGACTTTGTCAGGTGTGACATACGACGTTCGTTCAAACGGCGCGGCTCGTAACGTAGCATCCGAAGTGACTCAGTTAGAGTTTGCTAACGACGTTACTGCACCGACCGCAGCTCGTCACCGTCGCTGGGATGGGGCGAATAACGCGCTAGTTGATGGCGATACTGCTGCATTAACTCCAGGCGATACCTTGAGCTATCGTACTTTGGTTGAGGCGAAAGCATACCTAAAAGACCAAGGTGTCCGTGGCATTATGGAAGGTGGTAAAGAATATTTCCACGTATTCGTAAACCCACGCGCTATGGCAAAGCTTCGTCTTGATGCGGATTACATTGCTAACGTTCGTGCTGCTGCGACTCAGCAAGGCTTAAAGTCTGAGCTGTTTACTGGAGCTGATGATGTTACTGTTGACGGTTTAATCGTCCACGAATATCGCCATGTATTCAACACAACTGGTATGACCGCTGGTTCTAAGTGGGGTGCTGCTGGTGACGTTGATGGTACGCGAGTTTTAATCTGTGGTGCTCAGGCTTTAGGTTATGTTGACCTAGGCGCACCTAACTGGGTAGAGAAAGACTTTGACTATGAGAACCGTTACGGTATCGCGATCAACAAAATGTTTGGTTTGCGTAAGCCTAAGTTCCATACTACGTACTCCGGTACGACTGACCCCTTTTTTTCTTACTATCGGGGGTCAAAAGATGGCTAAATTATATGCCGACCAAGAAATCCGAGTGGCTGATAAAGGCCATGTCATCAAAATTACGACCGAACCTAAAGAGGTTCCAGAATTTTTAGTGGATTTGGCACTGTCCGTTGGGGCGAAAAAAGCCGAGTCTGCACCAAAGCGTTCTGCAAAGCGCAGCGCAGCTAAGAAAACAACACCAGCGGAGTAAGTTATGACTCTCCTCTCTGATTTGGCACGCGATGTTAAAGGCGTTACAACCAACGCGCCAGACTTTGTTGTCGAACGGACAATCGTTAATATCGCCAGAGAGTTTTTCCAAGAGACCGAGGTTTGGAACGAGGTAAGCGATGTTTTGTTTTTGGCAGGTCTCGATTCAGTAGAGGTGAACACCCCATCTGGTGCTGATATGCTTCGGGTGGTTTGGCTGACAGCAGGTGATAGGGAGCTAGAGCCCGTAGGCGACCGCCAGTTTTACACCTTGCGGGAGTCAAAGGCCGACCCCACTCGTTTTGCACACACCACTAGCGGTATTCGCGTACACCCAACCCCAGGACGGCAGCTTAATGGACAAGTTTCTGCTGTTTATTTTCCTCGCGCAGTAGATACAGATATCCCCGACCGATTGATGGGGCTGTATCGTACGATACTTGTTGACGGCGTAATTGCTAATTTACTTATGCAAGGCGCACAATGGGGCAACGCATCCAAGGGCGACTACTATTACAGCCGTTACTTACGCGGATTGGAGAATGCAAATCGTCGCGCTTTTCGAAATCAAGGCAACGTCGTAGGAGTTACAGAATATGGCGGATATTGATTGGGGTTTGGTTGAGGAAGGGCTCGAGCACCTTAACGATAAACTCGGTACAAGATACGACTTTAACAAAATGAAACCTTTAATTGAGTCGGGGGAGTTAATCTATTTCAAATACCCGACAGAAGACTATTTTGTTCTTATGTCGCCGGTGTACCCATACGCAGGCGGAGCTTACTTGTTTGTGCATGTCGCCTATTCCCGTAATAATAACCCATCAATAACATACGAGATGACTACTGCCATTCTTGCGTACGCACAAGAGAATGGTTTTAACGGGATGCAGTTTGATTCCCCAAGACCGGGGTGGGTAAAAGTATTCCCCGGGGCGAAGCGAAGAATTATCCACGAGATAGAGGTTTGATATGAGTAAAGGCGGCGGCGGAGGATACGAACCACCTCCAATTACAGAGTCTGAGAAGGTAGAAGCGAGTATCTCTGCGAAGAAGTGGAACGATTTTATCGACCGCTACATGCCTGTTGAGGATGCGCTTCGAGGCCGTGTCGAACAGATGGACACAGAGAACGCGCGTCGTTTGTCTGTCAATCCTTATATTTCTCAGGGCATGATTAAGGGCTCAGAACTGGCCCAAGCTAACGCATTGAAACAAGCGATGGGCGTTACAGGCAACCAAAACTATATGGGCGAATTGGCCGCGCCTCTCGCAGAGGGCACATCGTCCGGGTTGCTAGGCGCTAAGCAAAACTATTACACACAGGCAAAAGCGCTGGCGGACCTCGGCTCAGATATTAGTAACGATAGTATGGGGCAATTCGGTTCATTAGCTAAAGGCGCTCGCGATGAGGCCAACCGTCTCTATGCCGATAATGTGGCAAACGATATCGCACGGTCGAACGCCCAGACAAGTTCGTTGACCTCGGTGATAGATGCGGGCACAGCATACGGCATGCAAAAGTATGTCCGGCCAAAGTTACAGCAAGAGTACATGTCACAGTTGGGTAGCCAAACAACACCTAAAACTTACGCGAACTACGGGGCACCCTATAGGAGATAATGATGGCGAGTATTTGGGATAACATGGGGAAAAAGGTTACTGTGGGGGGAGACCCCGACGAGCAGTTAGCGAACATAGCAGGTTCGCAATATAACTACTATCAAAATCAGTATGTGCCGTTTGAAAATTCTTTAATTTCTAAATCTAGTTCGAGCACCCCGGGTTTACTTGACGAGCAATCAACCTATACAGGCATTGCTAATAGCAATTTAAAAGATATTAATGCCCGAGCTATGGCGCGCTATGGCACAGCTCGCACGGCCAGACAGAAAAATGCCGCGGGGCGTATTAATGCTTTAAGCCAAGCGGCCGCTTCATCTAAGTCAGCCAATGACATGACGTTGTCAGAGCGAGATATGAATACGGCGATGTTAGGACAGTTGGCCGCGCTTGGACGGGGATTATCAACACAATCTGTAGGTGGCTTATCGAATGCAGCGGCTAATGAACGTTCTCGCGAGATGCAGGAAGCTCAGGCAGACGCCGCCGCAGAGCAGGCAAGACAAGCACAAACGGCGCAGACCGTCAGTTCGTTGGCAAGCCTCGGGATGATGGGGTACTTGGCGCTTTCTGACGTGCGTTTGAAGTATGACATCCAGCCTATTGATGGGGCGCTTGAAAAGCTGCAACAACTGCAAGGATATACTTGGAACTGGATTGATTCGGACGAGGCTGACGCAGGTGTGATTGCCCAACAGGTAGAGGAAGTCATGCCCGAGCTTGTCGTTAAAGGCGACGACGGGTATAAGCAGGTTAAATATCAAGGATTAATTGGCCTGTTAATTTCAGCCATGAATGAGTTGATTGCAAAGTTACCCGCGCACGTAGCGGATAAGCAGGAGAAAGAGTGATGGCAGTGTATAGCATCCCAAACAAAAAAGTAATCTCGCCTCTTTCCGGTTTAGGGGCGCTGGTCAATCAGTATCATCAAATGAAGAACGACGAAATGGACGCGATAAACCAGCAACGTCGTTGGGAGCAAGAGCAAGAAGACATTAAGATTTGGCGAGACCAACAGTTCGCAGGGCAACAGGCGCGTATGCTCCAAGACCAGCAGCAAGCCGAGAGGGTGTACAATTTAAAACTGGACTTGGCAGACCGCAAGGACTTGCGGTTTGACAAAGAGTTCGGATGGAAACAGGCGCAAGAAATCCAACGCCAAGAGGAATTAGCTGAACAACAACGACGTGATTATGCCAAACGCAAAGCAGTGCTTGATGTTTTAACGAACCTCCATAGCAGACC